ACGTCATTTAGTTTCATTCTGTGACTCCTTTATCATCTGTTGCGCCGCTTGTCTTTTCTGCTGTAACCTCGCAGAGTGTTCCGCTATGTGAGCGTCGAAAGCGGCTGCATAATTGGGATTGTTTTTGCGCATATCTTTGAACTTGGCTTGCAATGCATAGCGTAAATGTTCTCGGATATGAATATCGTGGTTGTCGTACCTGTCGACCTGCGGTATCGTTCCGTAATTGAATTTGGCGTTTTCGTTCTGTGCGTTCTTTTCCTGCAATCTGTTAAGAGTAGGAATCTCTGAAAATCTGCCCGTATTAAAGGCTTCAAGTGCTTTTTGCTTAACTTCGGGTGGAACTGTGCCGTCTGCCGAATTAAAGAGACCCATTCGATAAGCTGAAATAAATGCTTCTCTTTGCTGTAGGCTTGATACTTTCAGTTCGTTCTCCGTAGTAAAGATAACATCAAAAGAATTTATATCCTCCGCACACCAAGTAACCACAAGACCGCTGTCGTTATCTCCTGCAATTTTGGATATTCTGTAACCCTTGGCAAAGTCTTTGTAAATGGAAAGCCATATCTTTGCTAAGCTTAGAACGCCTTCTCTTAAACTGTCGCCGGTAAGTGAAATCCTTGTGTTGTCTATGGACTTCAATTTGTCGATAGCCGCGCCTGATGTAACTCCGGCGGGGGTGTCTCCTATTACAGAGAGTTGGGAAACCCCCGCGACGTATTCCATTGCCCGTTCAACCGTTTCAAATTCAGTCCACAAGGAATTGGGTATTGCATCCGTGTTGTTGTATGGTGAAGGCTTTCCTCTTTCGGGGTTGTAAATAATCACTTGCCCAGGCGCAACGCCCGATTGCTCCAGGGTTTCCATATCCTCAACAGCACCTTCGGGGATTAACACGGCTCCTGCTGAAATTCTGCCGAGAATATCCTGCATTTTGTTCTGAATGTTGTTGTAAGCCCTTTGCCACGGTATCAAGTCTTCTATAACGGAACGCCCAAAGAATTGACCTTGTACGCTTTTTGACTTTATAGCGACAATCGGTATCTCTCTGTACGGAAGGTCGCCATAGTAGAACAGGTGGTTTTGTATAACGATAATCAGTTTGCCCTTCGGGTATTTCCGAGAAGGTCTGTAAAACTGCGTTACAACCTTTGCGCTGTCGTCTAATGTGGTTCTTCCTATTGCCGTCACGCTCGACCATTGACCGTAACCGGAAGAGCCTTCGACGGGTATCATCATGTATGTATCAACAGATTCACCCTCAACGGGAAAACCGTAAACATCGTATATTTCATCAACCGACATTATCTGCTCGATTATAATGTCGTACTGGTCTTTTACGCTTTCCTTGTAAATGTTGTTCGGAAACACCTCGTAAGGACTTAATAAACCGTAAGATAAATCGCCCTCATAAACGGCTTCAACATCCGAGTTTTCCCCGTCGGTTGCCACCACCTCGCCTATCTGTTCGCCCTTGCCCTTGTCCCAGCCCGATATAATAAAAGCTGTACCCGTAAGTTCCGTCCACGATATTGCGTTATCCATTTGCTTGTTGAAATCTGTGCTTGTCTGTATGTATTGCAATATCTTTGTTGATACTTCGGCTTTTTCCTCGTCGTCAATTTCGTCTGTTCTGGGATTCACCCTCATGCGATACTGCAAGTCGGATAAAAGGGCTTGTCTGGTTTCCATGAGAGGTGCTATTCTGTTATATACTTCAAAGGTGTCTGTGTCTAAAGAGGGGTCTGTCTGCGTTATAGAATCGGCGGCTATGTTTATATCGCAGTTCTGATTGCCTACAAGAAAGTTGGCGTTCAGTTGCCATTGCAATTCAAGCCACCGCTTTTTGTCGCGGCGTTCCTCCAGCTTTTTTAGAACGTCCCCCACAATATCGTCTCCGTAAAGAACCTCTCCGTTCTCTTCAACGACAGGCATATCGTCAACCCTTGCCTTGAATTTGTTTTTTATATTCTCAATAAGGCTCATAATTCGCCCCTCTTATTTATCCATTTTTCTCTTAGCTTCTGCTGTCGCGTTTGTTTTTCTTCGTTGCTTTTTGTTTCAACGGCAGACTTGTACTCTTTTATGTCCCGTGACATTATCCGATTGTATAAGTCTTTTCTTTCGCGATAGTGCAAGATTTCCAGAACAACGACAACGCAGATAAGACCTATAACTAAAAACTCCATTATCCGCCAACCAGTTTTAACAGCTCGTCCTTTGTCTGTGCTTCGCCTGTGTCAATTCCGTGTTCTTTAAGGAATTTCTTAAGTGTAAAAACATTGCTTATTTTTTGGCACTCCTCAAGGAGATTTTCTTCGGGCAAGATTTCTTTGACGGTTGATGGTGTTTCCAAAGTGATTTCGCCAAGCATCTCGTGTGTATCTCTGTCTTTGCCCGACAAAACAAAGTTGTAAAGCCTTGCAATGCAGTCCTCACAAAGATAAGTACCTTTGGATAATTCCGTTGTCTTGCCGATATAATAAGTGTTTTTGTTGCGGCAATTCGCAACGCTGCACTTGTGTTTTGTCTTTTTTAAATAAACTTTTTTCATAAACCCCTACCTGATAATTCTTTTTTTGCCGCCAAGAGATTTTAATATTTTTTCCTTGTGCTTCTGTAAGAAGTTCTTGTTTTCGGGTTCTTTTGAAGATGAAAGCCTTGATACCAAGCCGTATCTTAACGCGTCCGTAATGTGTGTAATCTCATGCGGCTGGGTTAAGCAGTCGCCCATTTTTTTAGTATCTGTTACCAACAGTGGCAAGCACCGTATTAGTTCCGTGCAATCGCTGAATATTTGCAATCTTGCAGTCTGCCCCTCGCCGTCAGGCGAACTCAAAGGCTTTAGATATTCTCTTACAACCGCCCAGCCCTGTACTCTGTCGTTTCCTGCTCTTGTAAGGGAAAGACCGCTTTCGTGGAATATCTCTGCTCTTGTCTTGCCCCTCTCCTGCAGTCTGCCCCACATATCAGGCGGTGCATAAGTAATACAGTTCAAATCCTCTGCTTCGAGAATATACTTAGCCGCTTCTGATATAATCAGGTTCTTTTCGCAGAACTCGTGATATACATAAATCTCGCCGTTGTCGCTTACGGCCATCCATAAGCAAGCCGCCATATCAAGTCCGTAGTCAATTGCTCTGTATTTTCTCCACCAAGACGGAATTTCAAAGGGTTCGCAAACATGAATTTCACGCCTAAACTCTGCAAAGAATTGTCCCGCGCATAAATCCCAGTCGCCTTCAAGCCAAGCCCTTCTTAAATCACCGGTAAGACTTTCCAAACTGTCTAAATAGCCGGGGTCTTTTTTCAAAAGCGGTTTGTTGTCATACACTGTAGAACGTATAAATGTATAATTGTCCGGGTTTTCTTTGCCACGATATTCACGGTCTATAAACAATCTTTTAACCCAAGCATGACCTACGCCGCCGGGGTTGCAGGTAAGGTAAAATCTTTTAGGAAAGTCATTCGCGCCACGAATACTTGTGTCTATTACTGTAAACTGGTGTTCCGTAAAATGAGTTGCCTCGTCCATGAAAACAACGTCATATTCCTGTCCTTGATACTGGCTTAAATCCGCGTCGCTGTCGCAGTAGCCGAATTTTATCCTGCTGCCGTTTGGGAAAGTTAAGCTTTTGTCATGGTCTCTGTAAACCGCAACCCCGGCAAGTTTAAGCTGCATTATGCTGATATGGTTCTCCCTAAGTTCCGGGAATGTCTTTCGCAAAATAAGGACCTTGATACCCGCGTAGTTCATGCAAAGCAGAGTGGCTTTCATTCTTACCGCTTCTGATTTGCCGCCGCCTCTTGCTCCGCCGTAAGCCACATAACGTGTTTTAGCCTTTAAAAACTGTTGCTGTTGGGCGAAGGGGCGAGGTAGTTTTAATGTTTCTGCCACGCCCCTCTCCTCTATTCGCTGTATTCTTTCATGCCGTCCTCAAAAGAAAGCGTAACTTTCTGATGTTCAGGCTCGTCGGTTCCCATGAGCTTGTTTATGCCCTCAATTGCACGAAGTGCCGTGTTTGCGGCTCTGTCGTTGTATGTTTGCTTTACGATACCGTCATATTCCGTCTCGATAACCATGTTGCTTTTGGCAACTTCAAGAATGTCTTTGATTTCGTTATAAGCATCGAGCTTCTCCCAAGCAATTTCTTTTTCCACTTTCTTTTCCGCTTTCTTTCTGTGATGATTCATGTAAGACTTGACGTTTTGCCTTCTTAACAAGCCGTGAGCTTTCAGCTTGTCGGCTTCAAAGTATCTGGAATACGCTTCTTCGGGAGCCACTCCCGCAAGTACATCGTTGCAGAAGTTGAACTCGCTGTCAGTCAATCCCCAACGTGTTTTCATTTACAATCAACCGCTCGAAGTGGAAAGCGAAGCTCCGTCGTTTACAACAACGTGCCAAGCGAATGTCTCGCCAGCCTTTACGCCGCGAAGTATTATCATCTCGCCGGCGGCGTCAAATGTAATTACATTGTTTCCTGTTGCGTTAATCGCGGAAGCAACTGTTATGGCGCAGGAACCGCCCGAACCAACCGTGTCTGCGAATATCGTGAGTTCCTGTCCGGTGAAAGTGGGAACCGGCAATGTATTGGTTATCGCACTTTCCGCTATGGCAAGAGCAACATATCCGTTACCCGTTACGGGGATTCCCGCCCCTGCCGCCGCCGTGATTGCAATAGCGTTAGGTGTTGCGTTTGCCGCCAATTTGTTGGTAGTAACCTGTGAGTCGCCTATCATTGCGGTAAGCACTTTGCCTTCGCCTATTGCACTTACGCCCTCGCCGGAAATCGTAACATCTCCGGTTGTTGAGGCTAACGCAATCCTTCCCGCCGTGTTTAAGTCTACCGCGTCTGCGATAGAGCCTATCACCGTGCCGAGATTATACCTGCCGATGAAAGGCTTTCTGTCGATTTTCGTTTTAAGTGCAGTCGCTAATGAAACTGCCATATCTATATCCTCCAATTTTTTTTGATTTTCCCGCCCCCACTACCCCCCGCCGAGCTGATTATCCTCTGCGTCCGTAACCCAATTATACCACAAAAATGCACAAAAGTAAAGGAATTTGTGTCATAATACACACCCACAAACGAGGCAAAAATGCTAAAAAACGTAATAGATATAAGGGTTTTTTCAATTCTAAAATTGCAAAATGACTTGTGCGGTTACGAAAACGACGCGAATTTTTGGACAAAAAAAAGACCCTCTCCCTCTCCGACAAAAGAGAAAGAAAAGTCTAAGCAAGAAAAAGAAAGGTCTAAGCAAGAAAAGAAAAGTCTAAGCAAGAAAAGAAAAGCAAGACAAAAGAAAAGAACTCAACTAAAGAATAAGAACTCAACTAAAGAAAAAGAACTCAACTAAAGAAAGAGAAAATAGATAAAGAGATATATATATACTATATCCCTTAAACAGTCTACCCTTTTCTTTTGGTACTTTTCTTT